GGGGTTTATAAAACTTCTATATATTTATAAACAAGGGGGGATAGCTATACAGTTGTTTGACATAGACTACTACATAGACAACAACTACTACTAGTAGCTCTTCCTAAAGGAAGAGATGTTACTAATAACACTCCTCTCTCCTTAAAGGAGAGAGATAAAGAACAACATAGGTAGTAGCTAAAGCTACGTTAGTAGCTAAAGCTACTACTATATATATATATATATATAGGGTAGCATAGCTACATAGAAGAAGTAAACACTGTAGTTCTGTACAGTGTCTTCTCTCCCTCTCCCTCTCAGCTCTCCCGTAGGGCAAACCATATGGTTCCGCAGGTGTCACATAGGTGACACTCAAAGGTGCTCGTAGCACCGTTACGCAGGGCGTCAACGCCCGAGTACGGGCTTCTGGCGCTACTGCGCTTGTAAGTGTCCCTAAAGACTGTTACAGTTCACGCAGGAAGCGTAGCGACCGAGTACGGTCTTACACATCAGTTAGGAGCAAGTCTATGATGAAGCGCGGTAGAGCAAAGAACCTTTCAGCCCACAAGAAGGCTCAGTGGAGTCATAACCAACGGTTAGAAGCTGTCAGTACCTACTTGATCTTAGGTTCTCGTACACAGACTGCTATTGCTACAGGTGTACCCTACCCAACCCTAGAGGCTTGGCAGAGGACAGATTGGTGGAAGGAATACTCTCTCAAGCTCAAGACAGAGGACATCCAACAACTCGATAGCAACCTCAAACGGATAGTTACCAAGTCTCTTAAAGCCTTGGAAGACAGGGTTGACTTTGGGGATGCTCAGTTCGATCAACGTACTGGGGCTATCGTTAGGGTACCTATCAAGGCTCATGTAGCTTTGAAGATCAGTACCGAGCTACTTACCCAAAAGAAGAAGCTCGATGATGCTCCCATCAAGGAGGAGTTGGAGAAGACCATTGATGAACGGTTACTCCGTCTATCAGCAGAGTTCGCTAAGTTTGCTTCCATGAAGCAGATTGATGTTGATGGGAACATCTTGGAACAAGCTTAAGGAGATAGCTATGATGACCGGAGAATACATCCACTGTTTGCACGACAAGCTTGTTGACTCTCTTGAGGATGGTCAACTGTTAGTTGAACACCTCAACAACATTGTTCAGCACCTATCTATAGCATTTCCTGTTTATCTTCGATCTTGTCCTAAAGTCACCACGATTGATCGACCTATTGATGAAGATGGTGGTGAGGGGTCTCCCTATATTACTTACCCACTCTACAGGGTTACTGCAAGGTACTCCATAGGCAGAGTAGAAAACTGTCCAGCAGGATTACAAACGAGTGTTGAGGCTCCCATTGATGGGGCTATGTTCGTAGCATTTGGAGGCTAGTTGAGCAAGCTCAACGCTTCGGTTTTAGAGGGGTTTGTTAACTCCGTCTTACGGAAGAACTTCGATAGGCCTGCTAGCACCCCTCAGTTTCATCGGGAGATATGGGAACTTGTTACTAGTAACAATCGTCAAGTCGCTATTGCAGCACCTCGGTATCATGCCAAGAGTACTGCCGTTACCCATGCCTATACCCTCGCATCAGTCCTCTTCAGAGAGTCTAGATATGTGCTCATTGTGTCGGATACGGTTACGCAAGCAGTTCAGTTCCTCGGGGACATTAAAAAGGAACTCTCGGAGAATGATGACCTACGTTCCCTATTCTCGGTATCTTCGTTCCCAAAGGATACGGAAGATGACCTCATTGTTGAACTCGATGATGGGTACACCTTCCGAATACAAGCAAAGGGGAGTGAACAAAAGCTCCGTGGTCTCAAGTGGGCTAACCTCCGACCAGACTTAATCATCTGTGATGATTGTGAAAACGATGAGATCGTAATGAACAAGGACAGGCGTACCAAGTTCAAGCGTTGGTTCTATGGTGCTTTGATCCCTTGTATTGCCTCTTCTGGAAAGATTAGGGTAGTGGGTACGATCCTTAACTTGGACTCTCTCTTAGAGAACTTGATGCCCTCCTCTCAATTGGGTTCCCTTCGGGGTAATGGCAAGACCCCTTTGATACGAGAAGACTTGAAGGAGTACACCAACCACAAGCTCCCTTGGAAGTCCGTTAAGTACCGTGCCCATACGGATGACTTCAAACAACTCTTATGGCCTGAGATGAAGAGTGCGGAGGAGTTCAAGCTTCAAAGGGAAGATTACGTCAGACAAGGTTTGGCTGATGTGTACTCTCAGGAAATGTTAAACATCCCCTTAGATGAGACTGACACCTACTTCAAGAAAACAGACTTCTCTGCTATGAAGAACGATGACTCCAAGAAGAATCTCAACTACTATGCCACTTGTGACTTGGCAGTATCCCAATCCCAACGGGCTGATTACTCTGCCTTTGTTGTTGGGGGTATGGACGAGAATGGGGTTCTCTACTGCAAGCATGTAATCAAGGAGAGATTGGATGCTATGGAGATTGTCGATACAATCCTGATGATTCAAAAGATTTATAAGCCCGTACTCTTTGGACTTGAACAAGGCACGATTCAAAAGGCTATAGGCCCATATCTCAATGAGGAGATGCTTAAGCGGGGTGAGTTTATCAATACCGTCTTGTTAAAACCAAGTGGTGACAAACTAACCAGAGCACGAAGTATCCAAGCTCGTATGAGAAGTGGTGCTTGTAAGTTCGATAAGGACGCTGATTGGTATCAAGGCTTTGAAGATGAGTTAATGCGTTTCCCACGGGACAAGCATGATGACCAAGTAGATGCGTGGGCATATTTAGGTTTAATGCTCGACCGGATGTGGGAAGCCCCTACTGATCGTGAAGTAGAGGAAGAAGAGTACGAAGCTTATAAACGAGATAACAACCAGATGGAAGAAGGCCGTTCCATCGTTACGGGGTACTGATATGAACTTGAAAGACACCTTCAAATTGTCAAATATTATGTACGAGGCGAATATAGCGACCCTCCTATGTAAAGAAGACTTGGCAACCATCGGTCTTCAGGTTGTCAAGGACTTTGACAACGACCTTCTCTCCCGTAGCTCTTGGGAGAAACGTACCGAACAATCCTTGAAGCTCGCTCTTCAAGTTGCAGAGACTAAGAACTTCCCTTGGCCCAATGCTTCAAATATCAAATTCCCTCTCATCACCATTGCTGCTCTTCAGTACCATGCTCGTAGCTATCCTGTCCTCATTGATTCTGACCTTCCTGTAAAGTGTCGTACTGTTGGGGAAGATAAGGATGGTACCTGCAAGCTCAGGTCAGAGCGTGTTGAGAACCACATGAGCTACCAACTCCTAGAGGAAGACGAGGATTGGGAAAGCGAGATGGACAAGGTTCTTATCACCCAACCTATTGTTGGTTGTGCGTTTAAGAAGACCTACTACGATCCCATCAAGAAGCACAACATCTCCGAGAACGTTCTGGCTAAGGACTTGGTGGTCAACTACTGGACTAAATCCTTAGAGACTGCCTCTCGTGTTACCCATGTCCTTCAGATGACTCGCAACGAGATTTATGAACGTGTAGTCCGTGGGTTGTGGTGTGAGGTCTCTTCTGCTGGTCAACAACAAGACGCCTCCATCTTGGGTACTAGTGGCCTCCAGAATGCTCAAGACAAGGCTCAAGGGCTTACACCCCCAGAACCAAATGACAAGTCAACTCCAATTGAAATCCTAGAGCATCACTGCCACATTGACTTTGATGATGATGGCTACGCTGAACCTTACATCGTCTATGTCCGTAGGGACAACAAACAAGTAGCTCGTATCGTTGCTCGATACATCGAGGATGATATTGACCGTAACGACAAGGATGTAGTCCTCTCAATCAAGGCAGAGCAGTACTTCACCAAGTATCCGTTTGTTCCTTCTCCTGATGGAGGCTTCTATGATCTTGGCTTTGGTGTTCTTCTTGGCCCTCTTAATGAGTCTATCAACACGATTATTAATCAACTGGTCGATGCCGGTACTATGGCAAATACTGCTGGTGGGTTTCTTAGTCGTGGTATTAAGTTGCGAGGCGGTAACTATTCTTTCAATCCTATGGAATGGAAGCATGTTGACACCACTGGAGACGACTTGCGTAAAGGTATCGTCCCCCTGCCCGTTCGTGAACCCTCTCAGGTGTTGTTCACACTCTTGAATCTTCTTATCAACTACGGTGAACGTGTTGGTGGCTCTGTGGACATCCTTACAGGTCAAAACCCCGGACAGAATACTCCTGCTGAGACTACCCGCACTATGGCAGAACAAGGCATGAAGATATTTAACGGTATCTTCAAGCGTACCTACCGCAGTCTCAAGCAGGAGTTCCGTAAGCTCTACCGCCTTAACCAAATCTTTATTGATGAGAATACCAAGTACATCTCTAACGCTCAGAGCGAAGGTTTGGTCTTGGTTAGCGACTACGAAGGCCCAGTGACCGATGTTATGCCTACTGCTGATCCATCTATCACCTCTGATGCCCAACGTGCTCGTCAAGCTATGGCTATTGCTGAACGAGTAGCAGCTACACCGGGCTTGTACAACCGTTACGAGGCTGAGAAGATATTCCTTAAGGCTATGAAGTTCCCTGACATTGATCGGGTACTCCCTGATCCTAAAGGCCCGAATGCCGTACCACCGCCCATCAACCCCAAGTTGCAGATCGAACAACTCAAGGCTGAGACCAAGAAGGCTGAGAACGAGTTGATGATGAAGATGGGTCTCCTCAAGCTTATGAAGGAAGCAGAACTCAACCAAGCCAAGATTGCCAAGCTAGAAGCAGAAGCAGAGGCTATCAAGATCGGTGTTGCTACCGAAGGTGAGAAGATGCGTATCCAACAAATCAATACCGAGATTGCTCTTAAACGAGAGCACCGTGAAGGTATCCTCAGTTCTATCGAAACGATGAACAAGGTGTACGAAACCATGATGGCTGGTCAGCAGGCCCAACCGTCAGGGCAAGCAGGAGGTGCTGCACAGCAGCAGCAACCACCTATGATGTAAACGTAAGCTAGGAGTAAGAATGGTTGCAACAGAGGAAGCATTTGAAGAATGGAAGCACCATCCGGTTACACAGAAGCTAATGAAGATGCTTCTTGCAGACCGAGATGCTATGAAGGAGGGGTTGATTAACAACGCCTTCAACGATGAGTCTGAGGTCAAAGGTCGTTGTCGAGCAATCGCAATCATCCTTACCCTTGAGTATTCAGACTTGTTTGAGCTTAACTAGAGAGAGGTATTTATGAACAATGAGTCGGGTATCAACCCTGTTGGGTGGCGTGTCTTGGTTAAACCAAAAGAGGTTATGGAGAAGTCTTCTGGTGGGATTATTCTCGCTACAGAGAAGACTAAGGAGCGAGAACAGATGTCAAACACAACTGGTATCGTCATCTCTATGGGAGACCAATGCTATGCAGATGAACCTTCGCCGTGGTGCAAGGTTGGAGATAAGGTTATCTTTGCCAAGTATGCAGGTTTGCTTTATAAAGGCAGAGATGGAGAACAGTACCGAATGGTCAACGACCATGACGTAACGGGGACACTAGATGCAGACGTAGACCTTGTAGACCCAAACCTTGCCTAGTATGAAAACCACTGAAGCCCGTAATCTGTACATCAAGGCTTGGAAAGAGCAGAACAAAGCTCGTAGTCTTGAGATAAGCCGGGAATGGAAGCAGAGGAATAAAGAGCATTGTCAGGAGTATTTTAAAAAATGGGCTTCTGCTAATCCAGAAAAACATTTAGCGTCTCATGCCACTGCTACTGAAAACTATAGAAAAAAGAATCCTGCTTATTATGCAGCTTACACAAGGACTAGAAAAGCCAATAAACTAAGTGCAACCCCACAATGGGCTAACTTAGATGCCATTAAAGTTGAGTACGATCTTGCTGCTTGGTGTACTAACGTTATGGGTGTCCCCTACCATGTAGATCACATTGTTCCACTAAAAGGTAGAAATGTTTGTGGACTCCATGTTGAAAATAACTTACAAGTTATCCCAGCAAAAGTTAACCAAAGCAAGAACAACAAGTTCAAAGACATGTTGTTTATTTGACATACTGTAAATTTAAGGAGTAAGATATGAGCGAAGTGCAAGAGGAAGTTACTAGTAACACCGGAGCGTCTACAGAAGTCCTCAATGAGGCTAAGTCGCAAGGGTGGGTAGAGAAAGAACATTACCGGGGCAACCCCAATGATTGGGTTGATGCTGATAAGTTCGTAGAACGTGGTCGTCAGATTCTCCCGATCCTTCGGAAGAATAATGAGAACCTAGTTCGTGATCTTAGCCATACTAAGGAACAACTGAAAGAGTTCCGTGAGGCTGCTGAAGAGTTTAAGAAGTTTCAACGAGAATCCTACGAACGAAAGGCACAGGACTATGAAAAACGTATTACTGAGATTAAAGAAAGCCGTGCTCAAGCTATTAGCGATGGTGACGGTCAGAAAGTAAATGCTCTTGATGACGCATTAGATGAAGCGAAAGAGAACTTTAAGGAAGCGAAGCAAGCTGTTAAGGATGTAGTCTCCTCTAAGGTAGGGGACGAAGCCCCAGCACCGTCAAGCATTGATCCCACCCTTCAGGTGTGGCTCGATAAGAATACTTGGTTTGGTGTTGATCGTCGTATGACTAGCATTGTTAACGGCATTGGTGAAAGCCTTCGGTTAGAGTTTCCGGGTCTGAAAGGACAACCGTTTCTTGAGAAGTTAGATGAGGTGTTAGCAGAGGAGTTTCCAACTAAGTTTAGTAATGGGAAGACTACGATGAAAAAGAGTGCAGGCAGTCCTGTTGAGTCAGGCTCAGGTCGGCAAGGTCGTGGTGGGGGTAGCAGTCAGTCTTATGACAATTTACCCGCTGACGCCAAAGCTGCTTGTGATAAGTTTACTAAACAAAAACTTATGACTCGTGAGGAATACGTTGCCTCGTACGATTGGTCTTAACAGTTAACTTTGAAAGGAATACACCATGCCACGCGCCCTTACCTTTGATGAGAAACGTGAACGCAACATTGCGAAACAAGAACAACGAGAAGCACCACCACCTGCTGTAGATGGTGCTACTCGCAAACGCCGAAGTGCTTTTAATGGCACCGAAGCGAAGTTAAGTGTGATGGAGACCATTCCCGGTTATCATCTCCACATCTTTACCGATGCTGGTAGCCGGGTTAAACAAGCTCAAGACAGTGGTTATGAGTTTGTCACCCCTACGGAAGTTGGTGGTGTAAGTGAGAACGTAGTTAGTCGTAATGGAGACCTCGGAGATAGAATCCGGTACCTCGTTAACCCTCATGCTGAAGGCACGGAGCAGTATGGATACCTGATGAAGATTCGGCAAGAATGGTACGAGGAAGATCAAGCCGAGATTCAAGCGAAGAACAATCGTATTGATGCTGCAATCCGTAAGGGCAAAGTAACGGGTGAGAACTCTAACTTCTATGTTCCTACAGGCGGCATTAAGCTCACTTAATTGAATAGGAGTTTTTACAATGGCAAATTCCAACAAGATTAACGGGTTCTCTCCCGTTGGATATCTTAGTGGCGCAGCCTACACTGGTGCTGCACGCACCTACGCAATCCCCGTTGCTGACACTACTGCCTCGTATGCAGTCGGTGATATTGTGATGATCGCTGGTGGCTCTGATGCCAACGGTGTTCCTTACGCTATCAAAATCCCGGCTGCTAATGCTGCGAACTTTGTCCCCGTGGGTGTTGTTGTAGGCGTGTCTGTCGCTGATGCAGGTGTGTCCCTCCAAGCTGCTAACCTTGACCTCACTACGACTTACATCGTTGCTGGTACTCGGTCTGCTGTTCGTTACATCCGTGTCGCAGATGATCCCAATCTTCTGTGGGCAGCTAGTATCGGTGTTACTGGTACTAACTCTACCTTGGCTAAACTTGGCAACTATAACGCAAGTCTTGGCTCTGTGTACTCTGGTGCAGATCAGACTTATGCTATTGACCAGAATGCTACGGTCACTACGCTGCTGTCGCCCAATGCTCCGTACTCCAATGTAGTCCTCACTGGTATTGCGACTACGGCTACTCTGCCTGTTCGTCTTATGGGTCTGTATCAGACTCCTGACAATGGCATTGGTGCCTATGCTCGTGTTCTCTGCCGTTTCCAATGGCACGAATACGGATGGTCGGTTGCTGGTACTGGTCGTACTGGCTCTTAAAAGGAGAAATAGATTATGGCAGGCATTATTACGACAAGCACCCACCCGAAGGCTCTTTGGCCCGGTATCAAGGCATGGTGGGGTCAGACCTACAACGAGCATCCTGAAGAGTACTCTGACCTCTTCGATAAGGATACCTCGACTCAGAACTATGAGGAAGATGTGCAACTCACTGGCTTTGGGCTTGTCCCGATCAAGGGTGAGGGCGCAGGTGTCCTATTCGATTCTGAAATCCAAGGTTTCGTAACTCGTTATACGCACGTTGCGTATGCTTCAGGCTACATCGTTACCAAGGAAGAAATGGATGACAATCTCTATGAGACTGTCTCCAAGAAACGTGCTGCTGCTCTTGCTATGTCTTTCCGTCAAACGAAAGAGAACATTGGCGCTAACGTCTACAACCGTGCATTCAACTCTACCTACAAGGGTGGTGATGGCGTCGAACTCTGTTCGGTGTCACACACCAATACCACTGGTGGTACTTGGGCTAACAAGCCTACGGTTGATGTCGATCTGTCCGAAGCTGCTTTGGAAGACGCAGTGATTGCGATCATGGGCTTGCAGAATGACCGTGGCTTGCTGGTAGCTATTCAACCGAATAGTCTCCACATTGCTCGTCAAGAACTGTTCAATGCTCAACGCATCTTGCACTCTAGCTATCAAACAGGTAATGCCAACAATGACATCAACGTCATCAAGTCTGGCAACTACCTGCCGGGTGGCTTCAAAGTTAACCACTACTTCTCGGCACCCCATGCTTGGTTCATTCGGAACACAATTCCGGGTGGCACTGGTATGAAGTACTATGAGCGTCATGCGGTGACTTTCGATCAGGACAATGACTTCGATACCATGAATGCGAAAGCAAAGGGTTACGAGCGTTATTCGTTCGGTTGGAGTGATCCTCGGGCGGTGTACGGGTCGAATGGCCCTTAATCGTAAATAACACTTAGTGTTATTAGTAACAACCCTCTCCCCTCAAAAGGAGGGGGTTTCTTTTATTTAAGGAGTCTCACATGAATCAAGCAACCAAAAAGCCTGTCAAGCCTTCTAGGGGTAGTGGCGGTGGTAAGAAACGCAAATGCTAACTAAGGAGAGCAACATGAGCTACGAACGTGAAAAAGAAAAAGGTAAGCGTCCTCCCGTAACTGTTCCCAAGAAGAACAAGTAGTAGTAGAATGCAACCACCCCGATGACGCTCTCTCACCTACAACAGGGAGCGTTGTTTTTAGCAACGTCATAGGAGTTCATTAAATGTCTTATACCCCCACTCGTCTAGGCAATGGTGTTACCACTGCTCCCAAAGGTTACACACTAGGTCGTTATCGTGTACCCGTACCGACTGACTCGTACCTAGACTTCCACGACTTCAATCAATATGCTTCTGCTGATTGGACCGTAACTAATACTTCTTCTCACGCTACGGTAGGTCTTGTAGCTGGCGCTGGTGGTCTCATGTCTATTGCTGGTGGTGCTTCTAGCGTCACTAGTGACATTGGTGCAATCCTTGGGGCACCTTTGGACATCAACGTTCCTGCTAATACAGCAGGAGCTACTATTCCTCCGACTGCTCAAGTTTGGTTTTATTGTGGTTTCAAAGCAACTACCGCAGCCGACGATCAACTTCAGATTGGTGTTACTAGTGCTAATACCGCACTGACTCCTACAGATGGTATCTACTTCAATAAGGCTGCTGGTTCTACAGCAGTCACTTGTGTTGTTCGTAAGGGCAGTGCTTCTCTGGCTGCTACTGCTTACTCTACTGGTACTACTACTGTAGCCACTCTTGTCGATGCTACCTTCCTTAAACTAGGTTGGCACTACGATGGTAGTGGTTATGTCAATGTGTTTGTTAATGATGCCATGATTTGTCGCATTGATGTTGGTGGTTCTACTGGTACTGTTGTAGCTACCTTCCCACAAGCTACTGCCCTAGCTGCTGGCTTTGGTATCAAAGCTGCTGCTACTGCACCTACTACTGGTGACATCATTGTTGACTTTATGCTGGCTGCTCAAGATCGTTCTTACTAAGCATACACACAACACTATGCACACTAAGCTAGTACACGAAGCTACTGAAGATAGCATCACTATCTCCATCGTTAGCGATGGTGGTAAGAATACTGTCTTTTTGGTATCCGGTACTATTAATCATGAAGATGACTCCATCTTTGACATCATTGATGTCTCACGACTATCTAAGCAACCCACAAGCATTCGTCTAGACTCAGTTGTATTTATGGTTGAGTCTGGATTGAAAGTCTTGATGAACTACCGCAATCAACCTTATACCCTCCCCTTGGAAGGTCGTAGCAAGGTTGATTTGGGGTGGGTAGGTGGATTGGTAGGCCATGAGATTGATATGGTGTTCAAAGGGGTTGGAAGCTTCTTCATTGTTCTGGATGTAAGCAAGATGGGTGTTTAGCACCTAGAGGGGTATGACATGAGCGATGTATTTATTAAGAGTGGTGAGCAACCTCGCTACTTTAGGTTTGGTACTGTTAACTACACTACCACTGCGGTTCCAACAAACTCTGTTCCCTTGTTTAAGGAGAGTCCATATTCTTCCTTTCAAGCTATTGCAACAGCAGCTAGTGGTGCTGTATCTGGTACAGTCTTGATCCAAGTTTCTATTGAAGAAGATACCTTTAATGGTGTGAAGAGCAACTGGATCACAATGGGAACCATTACCCTTTCTGGCACCACAACAGCTACGGATGGTTTTACAACTATCTGCCCTTGGAGGTATGTACGAGCTAGCGTCACTGCCATTAGTGGCACTGCTGCCACCATCGAAGTTATCATGGGTGTGTAATCATGGCTATCACTACTGAGAACAAGTATGGAGCCTATGAAGAACCTAGACCCCCTACTATCACACAGTACGGAGTAGCCACTGATTTGTATGGGGTTATTTCTGACCCCTTTATTGCCCCGTTGTTGTTACTAGAAACAGGCGATTTATTGCTGCAAGAAAATAGTAGCACTATTCTGTTGTAACTTGGAAAGCTATTTATGACCTCAACCGTATTCACCTCTGGTACAGTCATCACAAGCCCTTGGTTGAATGATGTCAACACTGCTATTTACAACAATCTTCCTGATACAGGAGTTATTTGGAAATCAGGTCTAGGTTCTCCAGAAGGAGTTATTGCTGCTGCTGTTGGTAGTTTATACACAAACATTTCTGGTGGAACAAGCACAACCCTGTATGTCAAAACGTCCAATGGAGCAGCGAATACTGGCTGGACAGCTAAATAAGGAACCATTATGGATAAAAAGATTTCTCAACTGACCTCTGCAACCCTCCCTCTCGCGGGTACGGAAGTCCTCCCGATGGTGCAGGGTGGTGCTACCGTCAAGGCTCTGCAAGCAGACCTGTTCCAGTGGCCTACAGGCCGTGTGACTTACGTTCCTATTGGCGGGAATATCCAAGCTGCTGTGACCGCTGCTACAGCCGGTGATACCCTGATCCTTGGTGCGGGAAGCTACCCGATCACCGCAACGATCACGGTTGATAAGGCCATTCTGATTAAGGGTCAGGGACTCTCTGCGACAAAGGTTACAACGGCAACACCCAATCTTGCGGTATTTACGTTGACAGCATCCACTGCGCGAGTAACTGATCTGTATATCGGGAATACTGGTACAGGTACTAGCTACGCTATCTATGCAGGGGATGGTCTGACACAGCTTCAGATCAGTAACGTGATTGCTGTACTTGGTGGTAACGGTTTGAAGTACGGTGTTTGGAGCCAATCTTCAGTAACAGTCTCCAACAGCGAGATGTACATTACCTCGGCAGATCAGAACTCCAACGGTGTTGTGATTTACAACGATAACGCAGCTACCGTAAACATCTCTGCAAATGTCCAGAATGTCCGTGTATTGGCTACAGGTGCTACTTTGAATAATCGGGGTGTTGTCTTTAACAACAACAATACTGCCAAAACTATTACAGGTAATGTTACCAACTGCAATCTGACTGCATACGCCAGTTCTGGTGCTACAGACATTGCGCTCTATGTTCAATCGACTACTACATTCAACTCGACTGTCAATGCTTACGACAGCGTGTTCAGTGGTGCTGATTCTGATGTGATGGTTACGGGCACGAATAGCTGTACGCTGTTTAACTGCACCTTGGTCAATGGTACGACTACGGGAACTATTGCTTACGGTGGTACGCAGGTAGGCGCTAAAGGCAAACTGAGCAGCACCCTGACAATGGGTGATAACGTGGTTCAAGGAACTGCGGCTAAGGGGTTTAACTTCACCGCCAACACCCCCGCAGCAGGGTCTTCAAGCCAGTTACTTAACTGGTATGAGGAGGGTACTTGGACCCCTACTTACACAGGATGGTCTGTTAATCCTGCTACTGCTGCCGCCACATATACCCGCATTGGAAGGCAAGTTACTTTAAACATGATTTGCCAAGGAGGGACTTCTACGGGTTCTGGAGTAAGTATTGGGGGCATTCCTTTTAACTCAAGTGCGCTTGGTGCTGGCACGGGCAGAGGACATGACATTGCGAATTCTTCTGTTGGTTTTAATTGTTTAGTGTGGAATAGTGCTAGTATTATTCAATCAATATCGTTAGCTACCTTTGGCACTGATTATTGGTCGTTTATAGCAACGTATTTTGTTTAAGGAGTAAAAATGTCTTTGACCAAAGTTTCTTATTCAATGATCTATCAAGGGCATTTTAATGTCCGTGATTATGGCGCTACTGGTAATGGCACAACTGATGATACGGAAGCAATTAAAGCAGCAATTAAAGCTGCTGAGTTAATAACGGGATCGACTTACATTACAGCCACACATCCAGCAACTCTTTACGTTCCTGCGGGTGTTTATAAGATTACTGATACTATCAATATTCTTGGTAATATCCAGTTCATTGGAGACGGTAATACTGCAACTATATTTAATATGGTTTCTGCAACACCTATCCAAGCATTCTTGATTGGCCCTTCTGCCGATAATCAGTACATGTGGGGGTCACGATTCCAAGGATTCCGCATTAACTGTAGTGGTGGCGCTGGTGTCTGTGATGGATTTAAGACTCGCACTGGCGCAGTGAATTCTGTAATCACTCAAACTATTTTTGATGACATTCTTGTATGGCAGACGCATGTAGGTTTTGAAATGACCGGCGTGATGTACATGAATGATTGGCGCAACTGTAAGGTAGTTAATACCACCGCTTACGGTTTTATTTCTGTAGATGCCAAAGAAAACATATACAACACTTTTACAAATCTTGAAGTAACTCAAGTATTAGATAATGCGTGGGCTTACTACATGACTTCCACAGGTGCTTCCCAGTACACAAACATTACCTCTGATGGGTGCTGTTATTTTGGGGGCGCATACACTGGCATTAGTGGTTTGTCGATAGAAGGAATTTCGGCTACTACACCAGCATCTACCACTTGCATCACATTTAATCAGATTAGTTCAGCTAAAGACATTGCAATTATCAACGTTCCAACGGCTAAATGTAGCTTGGGGATTAACGTAATTGGCGCTCATGTGAATATTGGGCCAGTGCGCTTCCCTGATGCTGGCGTTGCAAATCAACCAGTATCGCCCATTAACTTTAGCGCAACTGCCACTGGAATTTTGTCGTCTGTAACAATGTCGAATTGTGTGAACAAAGTACAAGCGGGGATTAGTGGTTTAGGAAATGTAACCGCTATTGGCTGTTCGGACATTACAGACTTTGGTGCAGACTTTACACAAAGCACTTGGACTCCAGCCTACGCTACTTGGACAACACCCCCAACAACCGTAACGGCTAGGTACGTCAAAACTGGCAATATGGTCACGCTAAACCTATATGGGCAAGGTGGGGTTTGTAATGCTGGTTCAACCATTACTGGCTTACCTTTTGCGAATAGCGGAACAAGTGGTGGCGTAGGAACTGCTGTGGATTTAAACGATAGTACAAATGGGTTTACTACTGGAGTGCCTGTAGGGGCTAGCTCTCTTGTACGTATTCCAGCAACCAACTTTGGCACTGATTATTGGTCTTTAATGGTCACTTACTTCACGGCATAACATGATCCTCTACCTCCTAATCCTCCAACGCCTCAAAGGAACCAAAGTGAAATATCTTCTTATTCCCCTTGCGTGTATGTCTCTAAGTGGTTGCGTAACGCTACTCGGTGGTGGCAGTTGGGTAGCTGCACACACTGTAGAGATTGGACAAGTTGCTCTTGTAGCGGGTGCTGTTGCTGCAACTGAGAGCATGGTGAGCAATGGCGTGGTGTTGAAGGATCAGCTTGTTCCTGATGCTGTGAAATAGGAGTAGATAATGGCTAATGAGGATGATAACTTGCAAGTGTTCCCTGCTAACGTCTTCAAGCCAGATCAAGAACGCCGAGCAAATGACTCTATCGCAGTGCTACTCATGCAACAAATCCATCAAAAAGTTGAGGACATGGATAAGAAGCTGACGCAGCACATTACCGATGAAACGCTGGTGCTTGCAGAGGAGATAGCCAAGCTGATGTGCAGTGCCTTTCCCGGTAGTGACCCACAGGGGCACCGGCGGATGCATGAAGAGGGCATTCAGGCCGCTGCAGATCGTGCAGCCTTCTGGAAGGCAATGCGGATTGAGATTGGTAAATGGGGGATTATTGGATTGCTAGGATGGTTATTATATGCCGCCTGGATTTCATTTCTCAAAGGACCAAAATGAATGTTATTAGGAACACTAGTGGAAAGAACACACGATGACTACCACCTACTTTATTGATGGCTCTACTCCCATCGTAGCCACTTGGCTAAACGATGTTAACAACTACGTCTATGGTAAGACTCCCGTAAGTCGTAACCGTGGCTCCGTTACGGCTACTGCTGGTCAGACTATCTTCACTGTCCCCTTTACCTTTGTAAAGGGAGCTTTAGACTTGGGGGTATATATCAATGGTGTCTTTCAAGTGTTGAGTACTAGCTACACAGAGAACGCTAACAACACCATTACCTTCTCTGAGGCTGTTCCCGTTACTGCGGTTGTTGAGTTCGTAGGACAGTAATGAGCTACAAGTCTAGCTATGATCCGGGCCAATGGAAAGTTGTATGTGACGTCTGTGGTCGTGAGTTCAAAGCTAACCAACTGCGTCAGCGTTGGGATGGTCTCATGGTCTGTCAGGGGGATTACGAGCCTCGTCAGCCCCAAGACTTCGTAAGAGGTGTTGCTGACAAGATGGCTCCCCCTTGGGCTAGACCAGAGTCTAGCGATGTCTTTGCTTTCGTATGTACTCCTATCACCATGCAAGGCATAGCAGACTATGGTGTAGCAGACTGTGCCCAAGCAGATGTGGATAGAGGCAATAGACCTGTGTGTACCTTGGAAGGCAGCTCTTGTATCTCTGGGTTTGCTATCTCTGGTTGCTCTGTTGCAGGTCAACCCTTTCCGGGTATGCTAGTAACCTTGTATCCAGACAGCTAATAAAGGATTGAATATGTCTAGCACCTATACCGTAACAAGAGACACAAGCTATGTATATGAGCACACACGCCCTGATACAGGCGCTATCTTTTATGTTGGAAAAGGTGTTGGTAAAAGAGCTTTTAGTAGACACCAAAGAAATAGACACTGGCACTTTATTGTAAGTAAAGCTGGTGGTTACACAGTCAACTTTCTTAAGGAACACTTAGATGAAGAGTCAGCATTGCTCTGTGAGGTTGAAAGAATATCCCAACTTCGTTCTCTTGGAATTATCTTGTGCAACTATACCTCTGGTGGTGAGGGAACATCAGGGTATAAACACACAAAAGAGTCTCTAGACAAAATATCTGCTGCTAGTAAGATGTCCATGCTGGGTAGAAAGAAGGCACCAGAATCTATCTCAAAAATGGCTTCCACTAAGCGTGGTAAAAAACATTCTGATGAGCACAACTTCAACATCTCACTTGGAAACATGGGCAGAGTAATCTCACAAGAGACCATTAAAAAGCGGAGACTAAAGACAGTTGGGAGAAAGAACTCTCAAGAAGCTTGTAAAAATATCTCTGATGGCAAGAGACGAGCTAACGAACTAAAACGAAATGGCGGTGTTGTATGAGTAGCGTTTTTTCTGTCACAAGAGATCAGATTATCTCTTCTGCTCTTCGTAAGATTGGTGTCCTTGAAATTGGGGATGTCCCTGATGCGGATACCATAAGCAATGCTTCGATGTGTCTCAATCTCTTTATCAAGCAGATGAGTACCGAAGGATTGAAGCTCTGGAAGAACTCTGAGGTAATCATCCCCCTCACTGCTAATCAGACAACCTACACCCTCGGCGGTAGCACTAGCGCCCTTATGTACGATAGCCTAGACCCTACCATTGCTATCACTGATAAGCCCTTAAAAGTGATACAGGGCTTCTATAGGAACAACCAGAGTACTCCACCCGTTGACATCCCCGTTCTCCTTCTGTCTAAGCAGGAGTACAACGTCTTGGGTTCCAAGTACTCTACTGGTACTGCTAATAGCATCTTCTATGATGCTAAGAAGCTTAATGGCATCTTGTATGTGTACCTAACACCTGACCTGAACTCACAGACGAATATGGAGATTCATATCGTATGTCAGATGCCTCTTGATGATGTCAATGCCTCTTCTGATGTACCTGACTTCCCTAATGAATGGATGAACTGTTTGGTATGGAACCTAGCAGATCAGTTAGCTCTTGAGTACGGTGTACCCATGAACCATCGTCAAGAGATTGGTACTAGGGCTATGCTCTATAAGACCCAACTGTCTGATTGGGATGTAGATGCTTACAGCACATTCTTCACTCCAGATTTCAGGTCAACTGGCAACACTGCCTATGGACGGTAAGCATGGCAACAGAGCGTATCCCACTAACCCAGCCCATTGAATCTCGTGTTGGTAACTTCCTTAAGGACTCTAGGAGTGTTAACTGTGTCTTTGAATCTAGAGACCAGAAACGAGAGTTCCTTAAGCGTCCGGGGTTAGTTACTGCCAAGCAGGTAGTCTCTATCACTCCTCCTGCGGAGACTCCTAGCCAAGGCTTAGTTGAGTTCAATAGCGACCTCTACAGTGTTATTAATAACACGCTCTATAAGACTGTAGCCACTGCACCCTATACAACAACCACTGTTGGTAGTACGTCCGTCTCTACGAGTCAGAGCTACTTCGTTAAGACCTTCTTGGGTGCGTACCTGTTCATGCACAATAAGCTCAATGGTTACTTACTATCCAAGGCAGGAGTCTTTGGTGCTATTACAAACGATAAGGTTATCAGTGTCAGCATTGACAACGAAGGTCTTGGTTACAGTTCTGGGATCACTCTTACGTTTACTCCTAGTGGGACTACTGCTAATCCGACTGTTGATTCTGCTGGTCACATTACTGCTGTTACCCTAACTGCCCAACCTACTGGTCAAGCTGTCATTCCTACAGTGGCAATTAATGTTCCTACAGCGGCTACCCCTACGGGTACGGGAACTAAAGCGTTCTTTGACATCGTGGTCTCCTCTGCAACAGGCATCTACACGGGTATGTACGTTACGGGTACTGGCATAGCTCCTAATGCCAAGGTAACTAACATCAGTGGGACTACCATCACGGTAAGCATTGCTCACACTGATGCTGTCTCTGGAACTATTACCTTTACGGACATGGGTTCTAACGGAGCCTTGACTGCTAACCTCTGTTCATTCCCTACTGGCCCCTATGTTTCTGGTACCGTGTTCTTAGATAACTATGTCTTCATAGGAACAGTTTCTACTGCAATGTCTACAGACTTGCCCCCAGTTCCAGTTGGCAATCGTATATACAACTCTGCTTTAGGTGATCCTACCTCTTGGGGTGCATTGGACTACTTGAGCTTTGAGCAAACTACTGACACGCTTGTGGGGATTGTTAAACACCTTAACTACCTCGTAGCCTTTGGACAGACTAGTACCCAGTTCTATTACGACAATGCTAATCCTGTTGGGTCTCCCTTATCCGTATCCCAATCCTATACGAGTGAAGTTGGGTGTGCTAGTGGGGATAGCATCGTATCAACAGACAATACTGTCTTGTGGGTAGGGACTAGTAAGACCTACGGTAGAGCCGTGTATCTCATGGATGGTGTTAGTCCTGTTAAGGTCTCTACAGACAACATTGATAAGCACTTGGAAGCTGATGGTTTGGGTAAGGTGTCTGCATACTGTTACAAGTTTGGTGGTCATACCTTGTATATCCTCACCTTGCACAATGCCAATGAGACCCTAGTCTTCGACACCAATGAAAAGATGTGGTACCAATGGACGCAGTACTCCATGATGTCTAGTGACCAGAGTAACCCCGGTGTTTGGATGGAGTCTTACTTCCGTCCTACCTTCTATTCTGAAGCTCTTGGGGTTCCCTTTGTCTTGGATGATGACACTGCAACCATTTATTACTTTGATACCAATACCTATCAAGATGCGAATCAACCTATCTACTGTCGTACAGTGACGGATGTCATTGATAACGGATCGACTAAGCGTAAGTTCTATGGTAGACTTGAAATCATTGGGGACAAGGTAGCTGGTACTCTTCAAGTACGACATACAGGTGATGACTACAACACTTGGTCAAGCTACAGGTCTATTGACCTCAATGCTTCCCGAGCACAGATTTACCTAAGCGGTGCAGATCGTCGTAGAGCTTGGGAGTTCCTTTGTACTAGCAACGTACCCCTTCGTCTTGATGGTGCTGAAATTGATTTCAGGATCGGAGAGATGGATCAGGAATAGAGTACTGGTGGTGGAAGGTACCGTAAATGAATGCTGCTACTTTGGAAGCTGTCTCTCAAAAGGTTGCTGCCCTATTCTCTAATCCTTCTCTTGAGAAGATAGATGAGTACGAGCAACTTATGGGACAGATGCCACAAGTTGATTTGCAGACTACCCACTCTATATCTGGTGGAGTCTACTCTAGGACTATTTTTATACCTGCTGGTGTGTCTCTAGTGGGCGCTACACATAGCAAGGATCACATCAATGTAATGTGTGGTGACATTACTGTTACTACAGATGACGGGATGAAGAGACTTACTGGGTACAACGTATTTGCTACTAAGGCAGGTATGCGTAGAGTAGGTTATGCACACACAGATACCTATTGGACTTCTGTAATACACACTACAGAGACAGAGATTAGCAAGATTGAAGGTGACATTACCCCCGATAGCCATAAGTTACAGACTAGGAATCTTAGGGTAGCGTCTACGCCTATTAACGCATTGGAAGGGGTTTGATATGTCTCTAGCAACAACAGCAATGGTTGTGGGCATCGCAGGTGGTGTCAACTCCCTTACTGGGGGTGGGATTACTAGTGCATTGGGTATGGGGCCAAAGAGTGCTACTGGTGCTCAAGCACAACAAGCTGCTGACCCATTCTCCCCTTACCGAGATAACCTAGCGCAGATGTACTCTGGTGCTTTGCAGCCGGGACAGTCTGCTGACATCCAGAAGATGCCGGGATACTCTCAGTATAAGACAGGTGTCTTAGACCCCGCTATGGAGGCTTCCAAGCGCTCTGCTGCTGGGTCTGGTATGTTGTATTCGGGTAATGAACAACAAGCTCTTCAGAAGACAGGTCAACAGGGCTACTACGGCTTTATGACTGACTATATGAACCGACTAGCTCAAGGTTCTGGTGCTGTTAACAACCCTGCTTCCGCTGCTGGGTTGGGGTTGGGACAGGCTGCTTCTAACCAACAGGGTGTTATGCAAGGTCTAGGTGGTATCGCTACTGGCTTGAGTGGTTTGTCTGGACAGTTTGGTGGCAGTGCTGGTGCTACCTATGGTACTGGTGGAGAGTCTACTGTTCCGGGTGTTGTACCGGGTGGGTACAACTACGGTGGGGAGACTTATAACAACCCCAGTCAGTACATTGCACCCCCTGGCCCATAAGGAATAAAACTATATGGCATACCTAATGACAGACATGGCTGCTGGTGGACAAGCAGCATTGCAACTACAGCAAAGCATGGCTGCTGCCCCCAATGTGCAGCAAGCTGAAGCTAACAAGATGCAGGAGCAACAGCTTAAGCTCCAGCAAGAAGAAGCTACTGTTGAGAAGACTAAGCTTGCCAACATCCTTACCAAGAGTAACTTTGAACATAGTGAAGATGCTATGAAGAAGATACAGACTTTGGTAGGTACGGATGATTATAAGAAAGCTTCTGATGCTGAGAAGACTCGTCAAATCTCTAGACTTCAGGGGGAAGTTGGTCAACCTGAAGCAGCAGAGTCCTCCATGAGGACAGCAGATGCTTTGGAGTTGTCTACTTTGAACAAGTCCATTAAGCAGGCTGATGCCAATGCTCGTCAGATTCAGAATGCTGTTAGTGTTATTGACCAGATGCCTGATGAGAGTGCAAAAGAATCTATTGAAAGACTTCCTGAAGCCTCTAAAAAGGCTCTCATAGATGCTATTGGTAAAGAAAACTATGACAAGATGAATGGCAAGCAGATCAAAGCTGCTGCTAACGAACTCATGTTTAGTGCCTCTGGCAAGCTAGGAGAGATGAAGGTTCAGGCTCAAATAAAGGTTGCAGAAGCTAGAGAGAAGGCTTTGACTGCACATTGGCAAGCTCAAACTCTTGCTGCGATAGCCAAGAGGGATAAAGGATCAGACACTACAAAGTCAGAGGCAGCAGCTTGGAAGGACTATAAGGCTGCGTCTTCTAGATTGGACCGTAACTTTGAAAGAGAGACTGCGTCAATAGACAAAAAGCTTGAGGCTGCTGAAACTGCGGCTAGGAAGAGTGCTCGTTGGTATCAAAGCGAAGCAAAGGACAGGGAGACTCCTGAAGCTAAAGCTCTTGAGAAGATTGTAAAAGAGAAAATAGACTCTCAAAAGAAGTACATGGGCCAGCTACGGATCATGGCTAAACGCTCTGGTGATGAGGATGAGATTGATCGTGTAGAAGCTTTGTGGAATGAGAAGTTTGCTGAAGAAGAAACACCTACTCCTAAAGAAGGTGGCACTAAAGATGTTCCTAAGAACAAAGGCGGTGATTCTGCTCAAGAGGCTAAGGCTCTTGCTTGGGCTAAAGCTAACCCCAATGACCCACGTGCAGCTAAGTATTTGAGGGAGAAAGCTGGTGGTGAAGGGGGTACCCACACCCCTGCTCCTACGGCGGCTCCTACGGCTCCTGCCGCTGCTCCTAAGCCTACTCCTGCGGATAAGAACCCCTATGTTGATTCCAAAGGAAGACCTACTGGTAAAGCTCCTACGGAAGATGATACAGGCTCCCCATTATCTAAGACAATAGCTCCTGCTGTATTGGGTGCTGCTAAGAGTGTTGGTGGAGCTATTAAAGACTTTACTGCTGATGCTCAAAAGAAATTCCTTCTTAGTAAGCTTGCAGATGGTACCGCTACTCCCGCAGATAAAGAACGTGCTAGACGCCTCGGCTTAATGTAATTATTGGGGGCTATTAATGGCTGACTTCGATCCAGATGCTTTCTTTGGAAAGCTGCCTACTTCTACTCCTACCAAGGGTGCTAAGGGAGATGACTTTGACCCCGATGCTTTCTTTGGCCCGGTAGGTGGCACTAGCTCACCTAGTGAGCCTGCTGCTACTAAAGAAGAACCTGCCTTCGGCTCTAGGAAGTTCTTTGAAGAGGGCATGCTAGGTCGTTTTGGTAAAGGCTTGGGGCAACGAGCAGCTATGCTCACGATGACTCCAGAGCAACGCAAGTACATGGAACAGCAAGAGCAAGACGAACTGTCTAAGATGGGTGCCTCTGCTAAACAGGGGCTTAGTAGGCTCTATCAAGACCCCCTTGGTGTTGCTACAGATATTGGTGCTACTATTAGTAATACTGCTCAAGAGATGTATCACAACCCCGGTAAGACTACCGTGGGTTTCCTTAAGAGTCTTGTTCAAGACCCAGAGTTTTTGTTACTAGGTGGTGGCGGCTTGACTGCTACAGCAGGCACGTTAACTGCAAAAATGGGCAAGGCTTCTCAGATTGCTGCTAAGGTACTTGCCTCTGGCGCTGAAGGTGCTGCACAGATGGCTGCTATGGAAGCTGCTGCTCAGACTGTTGAACGTAAGCCTTATGACCCAGTTGCTATTGGTACCCAAGCTGCTGTAGGTGGTGTTTTTAGTGCTGCTATACATGGAGCTAAAGAAACTTACACTGGTATTCGTGGTGAACCCAAACCTAAAGAAGTCCCGCCTCCTCCATCAGATGCTACTACTCCTAGTGGACAAACAACGCTAGACTTAGAAGCTGCTAAAGCTAGGGCACAAGCTAGGACTGTTGAACGTGCTAAGGCTCCTCTTACCGAAGCTGGTATGAAGAATACCGAGACTGGTGTTGAGCTTCGTATGGGGCCAAAACATGACCCTATTAAGAAGAGCGAACTTAAGGATGATCCTAATTGGAAAGAAGGCTTCTTTGATAAGAATGGAACTTTCCACGAACGAGAAGCTGCGGTAGACCAAGCTAAACGTGCGGGCCAACTCCCTGAAGACTTTGTTGCTAAGGCTCCCGAAGGGGAGAGACAAGGGTTGCATAGCGGTGATATGCGTGAAGCAGGTATTAAGGAGTTTGATGTTACCAAGGAACAACCTGCTGGTGTACCCAAAGAACCTGATGAACCCAAGACTCGTGCAGAGCACTTCAAAGAGGTTCAGGACTTAGAAGACAGGTTATACATTGAAGAGAACAAAGTTGAACAGGATGCTCACCTCCTCTCCCCAGAAGAGCTTGTTACTAAGAACAAAGGATTGGCTGATAAACGCGCTCAGGTTGAAGAGATGCGTAAGAACGCTCCAGAAGCTATTGTTAAAGACAAGGTTAAACCAACATCAGAAGAGTTGCATGAGATTCTGGCGGGTGCTAAGACTGTTGGTGATGGACTCAAGGCTTTTGTTGAGGGGAAATATGGTGGTGAAGGCACACGGTGGTTGGCTGAGAAGCTTTTATCCTTTGATCGTGTAGCCAAGACATCCCTAACCCTCGACTACACCAATGCTCTACGCCCTTCAGAGGGGTCTATTAAGGGCAAGGAGTGGAGTGGTGCTTACTATGGCGACAGTCAGACCATTCACTTGTATGACACAGCTAGGACTAATACCTTTTTACATGAGGTTGTTCATGCTGCTGCTGGTCATATCCTAGATGCTGGTACTCACCACTCAGTTAAAGTCTTAAAAAGACTATACGAACATGCTTTTGAGAAGACCTCTCCTGAGAACTATAAGTTATGGAAAGAGGGCAAGCTTACTCAAGAACAAGCTTATGACAAGTACCGCGAAGAGGCGGGTGATAAGGGCCACTACGGGTTAAAAAACGTAGATGAGTTTGTCTCTGAATCCTTTACCAAGCCATCCTTTGTAAATCACCTCCAGAGTATCGAAGGTGTTGAACGTGTTGGTAGCAAGGGTCTATGGACAGAGTTCAAAGACACTATTAAATCAATGCTTGACCCCAAGACTCACGAACAGAATAAGTTCTTGGATCAAGTCTTGGAGCATGGTGCTCGTGTCATGGAGTCAGAAACTAAGGTTAAGACAGACACCGCTAAGGCTAAACCATCTGCTGCTGAAGAGCATCTGACTGAAGAAGCTCCCAAGGTTGTTAAAGAAATTGACAAGATTGATCCTCGTTCTATGCCTAACAAAGAGGCAATGCTAGAGCACGCTACTGACTTGTACGAGAAGTACGGTGAGGAACAAGCTCTCAAGTTCATAGAAGACTTCAACAAGGATCAATCACAACGCTCTATCCCGGTACGTGGTAAGCTCGAAGACGTACTCCATAAGATCGAGACCTTTATGACTGCCGACTCTTCTGAGTTCAATACTTGGTATAGAGAAGCAAAGAAACAAGGTGTCTCTAAGGAACAGACTAGAGAGTGGTTCGACATGCGTGAGCGTGGTGAAGAGCTTCCTCCCGAAGGTAAGGCTGTCCACGAAGCGTATGACAAGGAACAGAAGGCTCTCTATGACAAGGCAGTAGCAATGGACTTACCTGTTGGTCCTGAGTACAAGTCTGGACAGTCTCGTGTTCGCTTGTATGACACACGAGATGTTACTAAGAACTTTAAGGACATGGTTAAGGAGTTCTTCTCCGATAAGTCTCCTATGACTGAGAAGATGGCTGAACAAGCTGACTCTGCTATCGAACGTAAGGTATATCAACTGGATGATGGTCGTGTCATTGAGATACACCGTATCCAAGAAGATGCCAAGGTGCCCATGAAGGATAAGGACGGTAAGACTACCTTCCGTAATGTCCGTAAGGGTACCGAAGTCTGGGAATGGAATAACGGTAAGAAGAAGATGATCGGTCATACAGAAGACCTCAACTTCAAGATGGGTGACAAGATCAAGGTCATTGGTAAGGATGGCAAGGGTCTTGGTGAACAGACTATGGTAGATGGCAAGGTAGGGGATATTGAGACACACTCTCCTTATCGCTACTTGCATGACTCTATGGCTTCTCAAGCCCTAGCTATCATGGGCTTGCGTAAGATGGTTAGAGAAGCAGAGTTGCTTACTAACCTCAAGAACAATGCTGACTTCAAGAAGGTAGCTCATAGTCCAGATCAACCCATAGAGACCATCCCGAAGGGTTGGAAGACTCCTGAGAGCATTGAGAAGATTCCACAACTGCGTGGCTACCACTTCGATCCCAAGACTGCTGCAATCATTGAAGACTTTGCTAGGGTTTATGACCCAACTATCTTGAGCAAGATGACTGCTGCTCTCGTTAAGAACATGATGTTGAATCCTATTCCCCACATGTTTAATGAAGCAATGCACTTGTTCAATGCTCGTGGGTTTACTGGGTGGGTTAACCCTGTCCGTGGTCTTGAGTTCGTTCGTACTGCTCGTAAGGCTTGGAACGATGTTGGTAATCAAACGCAGGTTTATCGTGACGCTATGAAGGCTGGCGGCTCTATGCTGGGCGCTGATCCTCGTAACAAGATGTTTGATGCAATCATCAAAGAGAACAGCAAGGAGATGTTCAAACAGCCTGAGATGCAACGTAGCTTAGGACAGCTAGCTAAAAAGCTAGGGACTACTGTTGGTGATCTTTACAATGGTATTAGTAACAAATCTCAACAAGCTATGTGGTTCACCCGAGATGTGATGTACATGCAGTTGTTGCACGAGACTATGGCTCGGTCTGACAAGTCTACTGGTGGCAAGATGTCCGTTGAAGAGGGTGTTGCTAAGGTTGAAAGGCACTTGCCTAACTACCGTATGCCTGAGAAGGTCTTGGGTAGTCGTGGCCTCTCTAAGGCTCTTCAGAATCCCAACATTGCAGTCTTCTCTCGTTACCATTATGGTATGTTGAAGTCTATTGCCAATACCCTTAAGGACATCAACCCTAAGAACCTTAAGACCCTTGAGGGTCGTAAAGACTTCCGTGAAGGTGTTGACTCCATATTGGCTATCAGTGTGGCTATGGCTGTCTTGTATCCCTTGATGGATAAGCTAGCACAGGCTATAACAGGGGACGACGAAGCTGAGATGCGTAGAGCAGGCCCATACCACTTGTACCATGCAGGTGAACAGGTTATTAAGGGTGAGAAGGACTTGAGTGCTCTTGTCTATCCCATCTTTACTTTCAACCCTATGCTCCTTACACTAGGTCAAGCCTTGTACAACAGGAACCTGTTCTCTGGTAAAGAGATTTATCATCCTCAAGACCCCGTAGGGGATCAACTCACTGATGCTGCTAAGTACTTTGTTAAACAAGCACCTCAAGCTCCGGGTCTGATGGGTGTAGGTGGTGGTGACTCTCAAGCTACTACTAGCTACATAGCCAAGCAACTTGATGTTCAGTCTAAGACTGATAAGCAACGTGAAGCTGAGAGAACTGCTCGTAAGAGGGCTGCTGCTCAAGCTAAGGGTCGTGCTACTAGACGAGAGAAGGGAACCTTGTGATGTTGCTACTCTACATCAAACACTCTTATATACCTGAAAACAAGAGAAACAGAAAAGAGTAAAAGAAAAGAGAAGCCCCTAATGTACGACAGACCTATACCAAAAACAATGATTTGTAACAAGCTTGTTACAAACTTTACCTGAACTTTACAATTTGTAATCTGGCTGTTATCTAAATGTTATCTTGGAGAACCCCTTGAATGTTTTATTGATCGACGCAACAGGTGTATCCCTAGATTTCGCACTGAGATGTAAGGCGTATGGGCACTCTGTCCGCGTGTACATCAGGAATTACAAAGACGGAACGAGGTCTAGGATTGGTGATGGTGGTCTCATAGAGCGTGTCCCAGATTGGGAGAAGCATATGAACTGGGCAGACCTTATATTCTGCACCGATAACGTCTTGTACATACATCCCTTGGAACGCTATCGTGATAAGGGCTACCCTATCATTGGGCCTAGTGTTGACACTAACCGCTGGGAACAGGACAGACAGCACGGTGCTAAGGTCTTTGAACAAGCTGGTATCCCTACCATCCCTTCTACGGAGTTCACTAGCTACGATGAGGCCATCTCATTTGTTATTAAGAACAACAAGCGGTATGTCTCTAAGCCCCTAGGGGATGGTGACAAGGCTCTTAGCTACGTCTCCAAGAGTCCTGCTGATATGGTGTTCATGCTACTCAAGTGGAAGAAGAGCAATGCCTATAAGGGCAGCTTCATCCTCCAAGAGTTCCACGGTGGTATTGAGATTGCTGTTGGTGGTTGGTTTGGTAAGGGTGGGTTCTCTAAGCACTTCTGTATCAACCATGAGTTCAAGAAGCTCCTAGCTGGTGATCTTGGTGTCTCTACTGGTGAGGAGGGAACCATTGTTTACTACTCACAAGACTCTCTTCTAGCTGACAAGGTTCTCAAGCCATTGGAAGGGATGCTACAAGGGCTGGGCTACACGGGTTACATCGACGTAAACTGTATCATTGATGATAAGGGTGCCCCTTGGCCTTTAGAGTTCACCATGAGACCCGGTTGGCCCTTGTTTATGATCCAACAAGCTCTTCATAAGGGTGATCCTTGTCAGTTCATGCTAGACCTCCTAGATGGTAAAGATACCTTACAGGTAACTGACAAGGTAGCTTGTGGTGTTGTTATCACCATGCCCCCATATCCACATGACAAAGGTACTCCCCAAGACGAACATTGTGGCTACCCCATGTTTGATTTGACTATGGAGGATGTTATTAAGAACGTCCACCTAGCTGCTGTTATGTGCGGTAGCGCACCTGCTATGGTCAATGGTAAGGTCAAGCTCAAGCACGAACAACTAGTCACTGCTGGTAACTACGTTTGTATTGTTACTGGTGTGGGTGAGACTGTTGAAGATGCTAGGTGTGACTGCTATGGTCGCATCAAGAAGAAGATCAACATCCCTAATAATTTGGGATGGAGAATAGATATTGGTTGTAGATTGGAAGAACAACTCCCAGAACTTCGTAAGATGAAGTATTCGGATAAGAAGTATGGCTAGATTCACTCCACCCATTCCCCAAGACCCTATTAAGGAGTCCTTCGTATGGCGCGACTGGTTTCAGCGTCTTAGTGATAAGGTGTTTGGTACCCTAGCCCAACAGGATGCTAACAACGTATCCATTACGGGTGGTGCTATTAGTAACATTGATCTTGTTGGAAACAACATCAGCAATGCTCACATCACTGATAGCTACATTGATAGCACCCCTATTGGTCTTAGTATCCCCTCTACTGGTCACTTCACCTCTGTTATCTTGGATACCCCCCTGTCTGGTGTGCCTATTACCAAGACTGCCGACTTCACTGTCAACGATGGTGAGACTTGGTTTATTAATAACAAGTCTGCCGCTACCTGCACTGTTACTCTTCCTACTGCATCTGCACAGTTTGGACGTACTCTTAACTTCCAGAGCTACCAAGCTCAAGCACTTGTTAGTGCTGCTAGTAACGTAGTTCCTATCGTAGGGGGTGCTGCTAGTACTGCCCTTCTCAATGCTGTTGCTGGGGATAGTTGTACGATTGTTTCTGATGGAACCAACTGGTTAATGACCCAATACGTTCCTAATAATATCCTTCTCTTGGAGTAGTTGATGAACCTATCTGACAACGGCATCAATCTTCTCAAAGCCCTAGAGGGGTTTAGAGCCAAGCCATACCCTGACTCTGGGGGTAAGATGACTGTTGGGTATGGGCACCTCATTGTTCCTAATGATGGTGTCTGTACGGGAGACATCATTGATCCTGTTAAAGCTATAGAACTACTCCACCATGATGTAGCATCCACAGAAGAGTTTGTTACTAATATCGTTGAAGTAGCCTTGGAGCAACATCAGTTTGATGCCCTGGTGATCTTTGCCTACAACGTAGGCTGTCATGCCTTTAGTGGTTCTACTCTCCTTCGTATGCTCAATGCAGGTGCCACTAGTCAGGCTGCACAACAGTTCTTACGTTGGGATATGGTAGGTGGTACCCATGTTCCGGGTCTTCGTAACCGTAGACTAATTGAACAGAACCTCTTTATCAATGGGTATATAGGAGTAAACGAAGATGTCTCTTGATCCTGTTACAGCCCTCTTGGATATTGGCTCCAAGGTTATTGATCGCATCTTTCCTGATCCTGTTGCTGCTGCTAGTGCCAAACTAGAATTGATGAAGATGCAACAGACAGGTGAGTTAGCACAACTTACTGCTGACACAGACCTAGCTAAAGGACAGTTGGCTATCAACCAAGCTGAGGCTGCTAGTAACTCTGTATTTGTCTCAGGATGGAGACCTGCTCTAGGCTGGATATGCGGTATGGCATTCGCTTGGAACTGGGTGGGTCTTCCTATTGCTAGGTTTGGTATGACTGCCTACGGGCATCCATTAGACCTAGCCAGCGCAGACATGAGTGAGATGCTGCCTGTTTTATTTGGGATGCTAGGTCTAGGTGGAATGCGTAGTTGGGAGAAAGCTAAGGGAGTGGCTGCAAAGTAACTACATCCTCTTGGTCTTCGACAAGCTCCCCAATCTTGGTACTAGTAACATATAAGCCTTCGGCTCCTAGTTTAGTACCAATCCAATAGGTGAAGGTCTTCCACCAAGCTTCGGTGTACGCTATTCCAGCTACACCCTTACTCCGACTAGTCTCTCTTACTTCGCAAATCAGGGTGATCTTGTAGGTTTTCATTGTATTCTTCCAGTTGGTCTCGGTATTCATGCTGATCTAACTTGGCCCCAACTAGGGCACAGAGTTTATGCTTCACATGGTTCGTCATCTCCCTCGTTGTCGGTAAGGGGGTCAACGGGTGGCTCTTGGGTTGCTTGAGTGTCATTTTCGAGTAACTTCCACTTGGCTAGTAGGTTGTTAATTATCTCTCGGTTACGGTCACTTGCTTCTTGGCTTATTTTCATGTGTTCTTCTCCTTAAGTTTTGCTTCGATAGCCTTGGCAAAGTCGCCCCACCCACTCACAAAGGCTCCGTATTCTTGATGCTTGGCAAACTTGTCGTACAGAGGCTCCCATTCTTCATCCGTAAGCCCGACCCAAGCTCTCGTACAGGAATCCATGAACTTAGTAACTCTCGACTCTATGGCTGCTTGATTACCTACAACACACCCCTCCTCATACCCACTTTCAAATGCAGCTTGCATCTGGTCGGCGGTGTAGCAGTCAAGGTGGACAGGCCGCATTGTTGAATCTTTACCGATAACACAGTTGGGTAGTGCTGGCTCTGGTAGTTGGTAGGTCATTTCACCACCTCCTTCTTAGGCTCACAAATAATCGTCCCACCCAAAAACATCTTCGCTTCTCCTTTGGTTGCACAGTTCTGTATAGTTTCCGCATCTCCCACATACCTTCCAAGCAGCACGCCAAAGAAAAGACAGCCCCAGACAAGCACACTGGTGATTTGACTCATGATTTTTCTCCCAACCGTTCGCGCAGGGCGGTGATTGCTTCTGTGTTCTCTCTTGCACACAGCTTTTGTATAGATTTACTCATGCCTTTGCTCATGTTCTCCGTGTTGCACCCCAGTTGACCTAACGCCATACGCAGCAGCGCGGTATCGTCGACAGATGCCTGCCAACGCCCTCGCGGGGTACACGGCCTGCCGCAATGTGCGTAGTCTCCGCAACACACGGATACGCCTGTCAGATCGGCTTCTGGAAATGGGAGTTTTGGCGCGGTATCGTCGTGGGCGGGGCGGGTGAACAATGGCAGTGTGTATTTGCCCTCGTAGCTTTGGTGTTCTTCTGGGCAGATCACATCAAACACAAGGCCATCTTCACGGTGCATTGCCCAAGCCACCGGCTCCGCATCCTTCGCTGCGAGTATCCCGCAAGGATCGCCGGGTGCGCCACCACCAGGGGTGATTAGTGTCTTTCCTGCATCCTTCTGCGCGTGTGCAATAGCGAGGTTGCAGAGACTTGTGAGTGTGTCGAGGTTATGGAATCGCATACCTTTTGTGCAATTAATTCCGAACTCTGTGAGTAGTCCTCCCGCTTGCTTCGCCAACTCAATGGCGGTTTCTTTGTCGATCATTTCGAGTCCCTCTGTTCAATTTCGGCGCACACAATCCGCAGCAGATCAGCCTGTACTTCCCTTGCTGCGTCACTTGCTGCGTCCCATGCTGCGACCCTTGCTGCGACCCTTGCTGCGACCCTTGCTGCGACCCATGCTGCGACCCATGCTGCGTCACTTGCTGCGTCCCATGCTGCGTCCCTTGCTGCGTCCAGTTCAGCATCAGTAGCAAGACCGTATGCGTGGCGCTCTGCAACATCAATTGCTGTGATACTTCTCTGGTCTGTCATCAAATGCTGAACTGATCTGGCGCAGTCAACGGCATACAGACGCATTTCTCTCTGATGCCCCTCAACAGCACGCAAGCACCACAGCGCATCGTCCAGCCCGTTGCTGTCAAGAATGGTTGTGATGGCAAGAGGCTCATCATCCGGTTTCGTCTTGCCAAGGTTCTTGAGTAGCATCGTCCAGCCGGATGCACATGGTGAACATGCGCGGATTTTGTTTAGTGTGGTTTTCATTTCCCTGCTCCTATCTGTGCTGCCGCGCTTTGGTGGGCCGAATCCTACTATGTTGGTCATACTTTCTTCTCCAAAAGAGCATGACCTAGTGCGTCAGCCGTTGTTTGTAGTTCTTGCTCCAACTCATTGATACGCTGGTGCAGGTTATCGTTCTCGCAGTAGACACAGTTTTTCTCGAACCCAGTAACGAGGCCCAAGCGGAAGTGCTTACATACAGTTGCGTTCGCACGTTGACACGTTTTGCGGCAGAATCCTCCGCAGCTTGGGCATTGTTTGGTCATTTCCCTGCTCCTGCGATTGCGGCTCTTGCGTATAGGCCCATATCCTCTTTTGTGCTTCCGGAGTTCTGTGAGGCGAGACTGATGCTGTGCAATGCAGCCCGTAGCGCATCACGCTCGGCAGTCACCTCTACAACCCGAAAGTAGTTCTGCTGGACAGCTTTCTTGGTTGCTTCAAGCTCGGCAGTCAGGCGTTCAATCTCGTCGGCTGCTTCCTGCACATAATTTGTCCCATGATCGACGTATGAACGCCGCAGTCGGTCAATCAGATTCATATCAAACTCCAAGTCATAAAGCCAATCAATGCACAGACAAAGACAAGCAAAAGGACTGTCTCTGTTCTGTCTGTAGTAGTGCGGCAGTTGCAGGTTCTGCCTTGATTACAGTTATGGTTGCAACTCATTTCATCTCTCCTCTTATCGCTGCCCTAGCAGCGTCCATAGCCTCACCAAACTCAAGCATCGCGCCTACATCATCCCCGTCAGGTGGGCAGACACACGCATCGCTGGCGTTAACCAAGCGGGTCAGCACATCAATCCCCATCTTGAACCCTGAGTCATAAGCGCGTTTTACATCGGGAATAAGTAGCGTTAGTTTCTCCACCTCTGCCAAAGCTGCATCCAGCCTATCGTTGATCTTGTTGTATTCTTTATTTGTTCTCATGGGTGATGCCTCTTGTAGATTGCAGTACCCTTATCCTCTAAGCTCTTATATTTCAAATGATCCAAGGAACCGGGACGTAATGCAGACTTGGCTTGGGGATCACCATCTCCAAAAGAGTAAGTACCCTTACCTTGATAAGTAACTGCTCCTGCTTGATTAGGAAGTACGGGTAACTTCATACCACCTCCTCGGTAGTGAACCTTATTCCCCAAAGAAGCTGGATGTACATGAGGTAGAGTCTTCTTGTTCTCCCGTAGGATGTACTCTGCTCTCAAGTTTTCTGCTTTCTTGCTAATGATTATGTGGACTCTGGTGTCTTTATTCATTTCTTTCTTTCCTTCACATCTGCTATGGCGATGTTCCTCCGTACCTTCACTCCTCCCGGCATTTGATATGTTACTAGTACCATATCCTTTACCGTCGATCCTTTAAGGACTACCCCCGGATGTTCGTCGAACACTGTTACCAATGTTCCTACGGGGAATGGTGTGTTTGAATGTACCGTTGCTGTGTAACTCACTTCTTGCTCTCCTTACTAAGTTCATTGATCTGTTGCTTCAACCTCTTGATACGAGCAGTCTCGTAGGCAATCATTGCTGTTGCGTACTCCTGCCCCGTATGTGCTGCCATCTTCTTACGCTCCGCTTCTTCTAGCTCCTGTACTGCTAGTTGGAGCAAAGTAGGTGGCCCAAACTTACGTTTCAATTCAATCCATCTAAGATTCATTTATCTCTCCTTCTTTGTAAATTCTTGCATTAGCTTCAGACACCCAGAACCCTTCTACGTTAATAAACATGCCAAGGTCTTCCATTTCTTTTGTAGTTCTACATCTCCTACCACCCCCATAGGAGCCAGTGCGGTGCTTGTCAAATGCCGTTTGAGAGTTAAAGTAGGACATACACCCTTGGCATTGGTTTCGCAGGCTTGTAAGCTTCATGGCGCTTGCTCCTTGAGTGCTTCTTTGATGAAGTTGTGCCAGTACTCGTGATCCTTGAAGCAACAAGCTTCCAATCCGTTCTTACTAGCCCATTGGAGATAGGTAGTAGTGCTCTTCTTGGATAGCCTCTGATCCCGATATAGGACATAAAGAATACTCACTTCAGGATGTTGTTCCTTTATAAGGATTGCTTTCTTCCTATCCGTACCACTCCACAAACCCTTGGTCTCTATAAAGACGTTCTTAAGAACAGTGAAGTCGGGTGTGTAGAGGTGCTTGCTCTCCGGTATGGTGTACCGTAGTCTGCTCTCTTCGTAGGGTAGGTTCCACCCCTCTGCTAAGGCTGCTGCTTGGAACCGTGCCTCAAGACCACTCTTGTAGACACTTGCGTTATGCCGCCTAGGTTTCACTGCTGCTCCTTGTTGCCCCTTCGGAAGGTTCCCCGTGGGGGGAACTTCCTTGGGGTTGTTCGGCTACGCCGCTGTTGGGCGGTTGCCAAGTATCGTTAGGCTTCTGCCATATATAGAGAAGTTTTAAGTTGAGGTGATAACGGTCATCATCGTTATATAGTTCTCTGCAAGCTTCGTAGTACTCTTCAGGTAGCAATGAGTCCAAGACCCTAGCTGCCTTTACTGGGCCAATGCCAGCAACACCAATGATGTTGTCACTTCGATCACCTACTAGAGTCTGCATATACAAGGCTTTAAGACCTTGGTCATGTGTGACCTCTTTGAACTCCTTCTTAACGAAGTTGTAATGTCTTCCGGGGATCATGAGCAAATCTTTGTCGATACTAGCAATGACAGTGGTGCCATGTTCCTTGTCTTGGTCTATGCCAAGCTGGTCATCAGCCTCAAAGCCATTGCAAACAATAGCCTTGTGCTGTGTTACTAGGAACTCTCGTACTGCTGACCAATGCTTAGGTCTACTGTCAGGTCTGTTAGCCTTGTAAGTCTCTGTAAGCTCCCTACGAAAGTTACCGGAACCTGTTAGGTAGACCTGATAGGAGTCTGCTCCAACATCCTCTAGGATGTCTCGGATCATTACGTCTGCCCTTGATTGAGCAATCCATACGTCATCTTCTTCTGCTGATGCTGCTCCTCGGTAAACTACGATGTCTCCATCAATTAGTGCTTTCATTCCTTTTGTTGCCTTCCCCATCCGAATTTAAGAATGTTACTAGGAGCATGAAGCTCCGTAGCTCGATTCATCCTAGAAGCTTGGAGTTCAGTAAGGTTAGTCCACATTACTTTCTCTCCAGACTCCAAGATGACGTAGAAACAGAATTTATCTGCTGCCATGATGCTTACCTTTTGTGAATGTGCGAGATTGCAGTCGAATAGGCCAGTAGGTTGCCCTACTGACCGATTACTTACTGAATAGGTTTGTTGTGCTGTTCTTCTTTGGGAGGTTGCGCTACCTCATCAGGTGGGTTCTTGTTAGCTTCCCTATCCATAAGGACAGACCAGATAAAGAACCCAATACTCTCCAAGGTATCCGTGTCCTGACGGACTAGGAAATCGAGAAGATTATGATGCTTTAGCGAGTTCATCACTCTCGTTCTCCGCTACCGCTTCTGCCATGTCCAAGTCTCCTGCTGTGTAAGATTCAAACTTACGAGCAAACTTGATAACAAGCTCAAGAGTAGATACTTCCAAATCAAAGGGTTTACCACCCCTTGCAGCGATATACAAATCTGTAGCACGAGCCAATGCGTTCTGACGAACGATAGCCCGATCACCATGTAGAGCAGGGATTGGGAACACCTTCTCTTTATAGCTACCGTAGGACGCCTTAGTAGCTGTTGGGGCACCAACCGTCACGGTTGATGGGGGAGTAGCCATAGGGACAATCCCGACTCCTTTAGAGAGCACGGCAACTGCTTTGGTCTCTATTCCGTAGGTACCAGTAACACCATCAAACTCAATGGTATCACCTGCACCAACATTGGGGTTCTTAAACCCACTCTTAATCCAACCACCATTCACCTTGAAGGAGTAGGTGGGTTTAACACCAAACTTGGTATTAACGTCTTTTGTGGATACGGCTTCCACGATGCCTGTCATCATTGTCATGTTTAGACTTCTTTCTGTTCAAACCAATTTACACCGTATGAGACCCCTGCATTGAGCTTGAGGGCCAACGGCACTTTGAATGTCTCTAGAAAATACTTGTCTGTGTCTTTAAAAACCTCCTGTATGTCTAAGATAAACTCCACCACCTCATCCTTGTCAACATCGAACATAACGCTGTCATGTATGGTGTTGACCATCTTCACCCCTTTACGATCCTTGAACATCCTAAAGATTCTTCCAAGCATCAAAGGGACAATATCCCCTGTAGCTAATCCTTGGATAGGGTAGTTCTTGAGTTCTGTTGGAGAGAAGTTGTACATCCGAGAAGACCATTCGCTATCACTGAAGTATTCCTTGAAAGCAAACTTACGACCTGTCTCTGTTTGATGTATGTAGGTTCTCATCTTCTCTTTCAAACCATCTTCACCTACTAGGTATTTGGCTTTCATATCAACCAAGTCTGCAAAGGCTTTATGCCAAACACCGACTTGTGGATAACGATCATAGAAAACATCAACGAACTTCTTTGCTTCGTCAAAAGAGCATCCAGCTTGCTTGCTGATGGCTTTGACTCCTGCACCATAGATCAGTTGGAATGTCCGAGCTTTGAAGGGCTTACGCTCTTCCTTAGTCGGCATCCTACCGAACATCTGGTTATAAAGAGCACTGTGGATGTCAGTACCACTTGAGATGTCCTTAATCAACTGGCTGTCCCTAGTAACATGTGCAAGAGCTACAACTTCTAGTTGGTTGAAATCAACTTCAACAATGAGTCCACCACCGTACCTTGAGGTAAAGATTTTCTTGATAGGGTTATTACTGATGTTCTGAAGATTGGGGTTGGTTGAGGACAACCTACCTGTGACTGTTATTGTGTGATTAAGCTTGCCATGTATGTAGTCTCCTATCAAATGCTTACTCAGACCTTGCACATAGGTAGAAAGTTGCTTGGATAGCTCACGATATTTGAGAAGTGTTGTAACGATACGAATGATCTTGGGATCAACTGTATGCAACAACATATCACTCAATACCGCCTCATCAACAGAGACATGTCCTGTCTTCTTGGATACCTTGTCAGGATCAGGAACATAAGCAAGAGCAGGTTTGATAACAAGCTCTTTATCCATTAGCTTAGTTTTGGTCTTGCCATTCTTGTAGAGACCAACCACTTCCTTGACTTGAATCTTCTTAGTTCCCCCAAAGAAGAACTGACTCCATTGCTTAGGGCTGTCAATCTCATCAACTAACCCTAGCATCATTTCATCAAGGTTAAGCTTGCACTCAACGTAAGTATCAACAACCTCTACTGTGTATTTATCCAACTTGTCCTTGTCGATATGCAGGCCATTGAACATCATCTCTGTGGTTGCGTGTAACGCTTCCATTTGAGCGAGGATCAAGGTTAGCTGTCCAGCCTCTACTGCTGCTTTGTATTGCAGCTTGGCTATTGTTACCGTGTTCTCAACGTCTTGCTTGAGATAGGGTTCAAGCTCTGCTCTAGGTATCTTGTCACTACCCATACCTGCTTGAAAGTAAGCCTTGATCTTGTCATCCTTCAAAGAAAGTCCATACTTAATGGACAACTCATCAAGACTAGAGAACTTGGTACGTTGACCAGAGAGGATGTACTCTGCCAACTGGGTATCCCAAATAGAATGGGCTTGTAGCTTCTCTTTGAGCCCAGGCTTCTCTCGGTAGAGATACAACAAGTCAAAAGAAAAGTTGTGCCCACAGAAAGTACTGTTGGGAAGAAGAGCCTTAAGAGCAATTTCAAAGAAGTCTTTGTCCATAAAAGTGTGGGACGCACTTCCCGAGCTCATCCCAAACATTACTGCCCTGTTATCAGGGTGCATTGGGTGTGCTAACCCAACCTCTTCGTTGCCATTTAACGTAGTCTCTACGTCTATGGCTACAAAGATTGGTGTGTCTGTTGTCATTTCATTCCTTTCTTTCCTCGTTTAACATGCCTTCCTTTAGCTACCATGTCTTGCATGTTGTCTTTTTGTGTTCCTAGAAACAAGTGATCTGGATTAACGCATCCCCTGTTATCACAGGCGTGTAAGACGTTTAAGCTCAAGTCAAATTCTCCTTTGTGTACCACGTAAAGGTACCTATGTGCTGGAGTGTGTTTGATGATTCCGTCAACTCTAAAGCGAACGTACCCATAGCCAGATCGCCATTTTTGACCCAACCATTCCCAACATTCGCCCTCTTTTTTATCTATCCATTTCCACTTGTAGTCAAACTTGGATAGACCTTTAGAGTCTTTACGTCTAGCTCGTCTCGCTGCCAAACGCTCTTCTTTAGTGCTATAAATACGTTTCATACATCAATCCAATTTGTGTTACACAGCTAGTATGCTAGCACAAAGCGGTTCACTCAAAACGTGCTCTTAAAGGGTCAATTGTTACGAGGTATTGACCATGCCTCTCTGACTCAACTTGCTTGGTTCCTCCTCCGGGAAGTTTGTTCTTAGGAACATTTATGGTTCGTACCATCTCTTCCTCGGGGTTCTTGGGTTCCTTGAACTTCCCAATAGTTATCACGGCATCTGCTTCACCCGGCTTGTCTGTCTTAGAGCCTCGTAGGGCATCCATGCCGATGTATGGTGGGTCTTTGAGTTCTGTGGCTCCTGCACTCAACTGCGATGCTGCTATCACTGGGCCGTACTGCCTAGCAAGCTCCCGTGCCCATTTGTAAATCTTACCGAGCATGACATCTTCACGATCTTCTGACTTACGAAAGCCATTGACCTTATCTAACTGGTCAAACACTATCAAACCGGGATTAACTTCCTTGAACAAAGTCTCCAAGTCTCGTTGGTTGTTCGTATCTTTAGTAACACGAATCTTGTTCTCGTTACCACCCATCAATGCTTTGTACCTAGCCATAGCATCTGCTGTATTAGCAATGATGTCCTTAGACTGCATACCTAATGCTGCTTGGACAATTCTAAAGAATACAACTGAAGACTCTTCTTCATTGTTAACCCAAACAACAGGACGATCATTGGGTAGCTGTTGAGCCAAGTAGCTCACTTCGCTAGCTAGGAATGTTGTCTTACCAACCTCTACTCTCGCAGCAATGATAAGAAAGTTGCCCTTACGCAGAGGGCCGAGAGAACGATTGAGAGCGTCCATTCTCCATTCCATACCAGAAGTAGAGATGCGATCAGCAATGATAGACAGATCAGCAGATACGAAGAGTTCGTCTTTTTCAATGTATCTCTCCACTTCTTTCAAGGCACTTGTTGCCAAGATATGAACGTGCTCCAAGTCACTAGAACCTTCTTTGACTCGCTCACACTCTTCCATGATCTGAGCTAGGTAATCAAGCTCAATAAGAGTCTTAACGACTTCCTCATGTGCATGATGCGGTACATAGGTCTTAGCCTTTGTCAGAGTCATACGAAGCTTAACGATTGAGTCGTCTGTAAGCCTCTTGCTCTGATCTGCTATCAAGTAAGCACTGAATGATTCCCACTCAAACTTACACAAGCTAGGAAATGTCTTCCAGTACTTGTCTATGCCATCAAGGATGATGCTGGTCTCCTTGACCACTACATGAGGCTTGATGTAGCGTCTGAACTTGTAAAAGTTCTCTTTGCTCTCTGTGCAGAGAAACAATATGTCATAGTCCATCTAACTCCTTTACTTAGGTTAAAACTGCCCTCAAATCTTCTGGGGTGTATTCCTTGGGCTCCTTGTCATAACCAAGAATGGCTATAACGACTCCACTAGGTAGGAAATGTGTAAGTTTCTTGTAAGCTTCCTTAGCTCCCTTGATACCTGCTGCATCCGGGTCTAGCCAGATGTAAATCTCTTCAAAGTTGAGTTCAGCGATCTGCTGCAAGGTCTTGTCTGATAGGGATGTTTTTAGTAACGCTACAGAACTACAAGTTGTGTCCTTTGCTACTCTCCAAGCACTAAGGTAGTCCTCAAGGATTACAAGAGTCTTACTACCTTTGTGAAACCAACTAGCATCCCCTCGTTTGCTGTCATTTGTATAGCGGGTGGTGTATTTGGGAATAGCTTTGTCGTGTAGATTACGAACTTGCCAACCAATGATTGTGTTGTCTGGATTACGCAATACAAGCCCCACGTTGTATGCGTCTATTGTTCCCATGAAGTCTAAGCACTCTGGTTCACAGTAATGCTTACGCAACCACACTTGCCCTATCAGTTGCATCGGGTAGTTAACTGGCTGTTCTCTAGCTACACAAGTGCTTACGTCATGTATATCTACGGGTTTACCCTTAAGCCACGAGGCTAGCCTAGTCCCCTCTTCACCCTTCTCACGAACAAAGCCGTGCTCGGAGCAATGGTGGCAATAAGCCAAGATTCCACCGACTGTACGCTTTATGTACAACCGCTTCTTTCTATCGTCACCAGAGCTACAGCCCTCGTGGTTAATGTGTACCTGCTGTCCTATGACATTGGGTGCATTTCTTTTGATTAGCTCTCTGTTAATCATTTCTCTCTTCTTTCAAAATGCAGAAGGCAATGCCCCCTTACGGAGGCACTGGGATTCTGAACTTTAGATTACGTCTTTACCAAAGATTTTGATAAACAACTCATCAGCTACCTTTCGCTGGGTGTCATTCAGCTTGTTGAGATAAACAACCGCATAAGCTTTCTTGAGGGTAGCCCCTGTAGATAGCTTTTTGCAAATGCTGAGAAGAGAACGAGGAGAGACTGTCAGGTTGAGCTGCCCTGCCTTGTATCCTTGCCGAACCAAGTTAGCAAGCTTTACAAGCTCTGTGGCTGCTTTCTTGTTGATGGTGCTTCCCCACTTGTTCACAAGCATTTGAATCTCTATTGCTGGTGCGAGGTAGTCAACATAGACTGCTGTACCAAAGCGATCAAGGGTTGCTGAGTTCTGAACATTGGTACCCGCATGAGCACCTGTCTCATCACCTTGGCCTTGTGTGTTACCAATAGCAACCAACCTGAAGTGTTCGTGTGTGGCAATCTGCTTGTCCTTGGTGGTACCGGGCTTCTCTTTGAGGAAGAGCTTGCCATTGTCCTCCAAAAGCCATTGAAGGCCCATAGATATTTCAGGTGGTGTGACATCCCACTCATCCCAAGCAAATACGGCTCCGTACTTTACTGCTTCTGTGACTGCTCCATCAACCCAAATTGTTGATCCTTCCTTGGCTGTCAACTGACCAAAGATCATTGACGAGTCCATATCACCTGTGCAGTTGATACGAATAAAAGGACGATTAGTACGACCACAAAGCTGCTCAATAAGAGAAGACTTACCGGCACCTGTAGGCCCAAAGCAAAGTACCTTTTCATTGAGTTCCCAAGCACGAAGGATGTTAGAAGCAAGCCCAACGTCAATGACGTAAGAGTTATCAACCAAAGGAATGAAGTCAACAATGCGTTCATCCCACTCATAGTCATTGAAGACTGTTACAGGGAAGTCTGAACCAGCTTCTATTGATTTGTTACCAATAACATCTGAGAGAAGCTTTTGGTTTGTCTTCAAGGGTGTTGCTGGTTCAAAGGGTTTCTTGAAGTCAGGGAATACGGGTTCATCCATACCTATTGCTGTCATCACTCCCTCTACTGGCTCCTTGCCAAGCTTACGCTTCTCCATAGCCTCTTTCAAGGCTTTCTTTACGAGGTCTTCGACCTTTTCTTTAGCTTCCATGATTGATGATCTTTCTCTCTATTAATGAAATCAATTTACTCGGAATCTCTTCTGGACTATTTACGACATCGTTGTGCTTGTAGTAATATCTAACTGACCTACTACACAACCCCAAGCCGTAGATGTCAACTCTCTTGGCAGCTTCTATCTCCCTAATGACCTTGTGAGTAAACTCCTCCAAGCCATATGAAGATTTAGATGCTGCTGGACTACCATCTGACATAACAACAAGAATCTTCTTCTTCTCTTTGCGCTTAATCAACCTATCGTGCATCCATATGATGTTCTCTCCATCAGGATTGCCAGCCATGAAGTTGCTGCTCAAAGAGAAGTAGTCTGTCAGAGCATCATTGCTTACCTTGAGGTCGTTAAACCCTTTGTAGATAAACATTGATGGACTGACTTCACGAAAGCCGTTGTATCCGTCACTGAACCCAATAATCTCAACTGGGATGTTAAGAGTGGAACAAACCTCATTGAGCAATAGCGTTGAAGCTAATGCGTAATAAGCCTTGTCACCATTCATAGAACCCGACATATCAACCAAGACAGAAATAGCTGCATCCAAGGTCTTGTTCTCAATCTTCTGCTTGAACACCCGTTCATTGAATCCCGGTGCATCAAAACAGATACGAGACAACCTCGATTGATCCAACTTACCCCTCTTGGTACCGTATTGGGTCTGTACCTTGGCTCTTATCTGAATGAGCCTACGAACCTGCTGTGCAAAGTTCTCTTGAGAGATAAGCTTGGGAACAACTCTAGACCTGTATTCATCTATAAACATACGAGTTTTTAGAGTAGCTTTCAAGTACTCAGAGTCACCATTGGTAACAGTGTGCTTAGGATAGTTAACAACAATGAATTTGTCATAGTCTGTTAAGTCCCAAGTACCTTCACCAATAGCAACAGGTTCAAAGTTGATACCAACCTTACCCATCGGAGAACCATCTTGAGGCATGGTCAGAGAGAACTTCTCCAAGTCCTTCTTGTCAAGCTTGACATTGATGATCTTGTATTCTTCCCCTTCGGGCTTCTCTCCACCACCCTCTGCTTTCTCTTCTCCTACCTCTGTAGCCTTGCTAGCTCCTTCTTCTTTCTTGCCTTCGGCATCCGTCTTGGTTCCCTTAGAGTCTTCGGGTTTACCCTTACCTTCCTCTTTACCACCAAGTTCCTTCTTACACTTCTCTCCCAACTCTGTAAGAATGTCGTAAGCTAACTGATAGGTTGCTGCTGTCCCTAATTCCTTGTTGAGAACCTTATGGCAAGTATCAAGACGATCACTAAAGTTATTAAGAACATCTATCACCTCTGGTCTAGGAGTGAACCTGCTAGTAATAGACTCCATGAGTGGGAAGTATGGGCTTGATACCCTGCTTTCCCAATGGATCAGGTCTGTAACGAGCTTAGAGACTGTTGTGGGTTCTTTCTTAGCTTTGGTAAAGATGCTGTCTACTACCGTAGCCCCACATTCGTCCCAGTTCTCCTTAAAGCCTTTGTACTCCTGTGCTTCAATGACATTCACTCTGGAGTCTTCCAAGAAGTTCCAAACGAACATCAACATCCCATTAGCATCAAGAGCCTTGTCTTTCAAGACATCAAACGAACTAAAGCGATCATGGGCTACTTCGTGGTCTGTAGAGGCCATAAGATGCCGAAGCTCTTCATCTGTTGTCTTGTAAGTAATCCGTGGCAAGAAGATAGTCTTACCATCGTGTCTAGGTTGATTGGTATCCTCAAATACGACAGATAAGCCAGCCCTACCTGCACTAGCTCTAACGTATTTCTGTACCTCTATGCCGTTGGTTAGCATCGTGTTTAAGCGTTGTTAATGAACTCTGCAACCATGTCTTGAACTTGCTGCTTCAAGCCGTCTGGTACCTTGAGGAGTACCGCAATAGCCTTGTTTGCGTAGTCAGTCGCAGTAAGCTCTTCCTTTGGCTCTGCTTTAAGCTCTTTAATCTTGTTCTGGAGAGATGTCTTACCATAGTAGCCACCATTTTCATCAATCAGGGGAATGGAGAGCTTCATAGCTCCTTGGATAACGCTCTTTGAAGACCTCCACGGGCCGGGCATTGGAGTAACCTCAAAGTCCTTGCGGATTTGTTGTTCAGTGTCCCGTATTTCCTTTTGAAAGGTCTCAACAGTAGCGTGTGTAAAAGCAACGCTAATCATCTTCTCAAAGGTACTCGTAGCAGAAGCATCTGATACCAATGATTCGGTAGCTGCTGTATAAAGAACAGTACCACCACTCGTCTTACTAACATCCATATTGACTCCTAAATAGGCGATATGCCTCTTATACCCACAGTTGCCTATGGGCATAAAAGAATATCGAAGTAATGTTTAGAATGGAATTAAGTCCTCTTCAAGCTGTTTAGAAGTATTGACAACCCTCGTGTTGATTTGATAACCATCGGGGGTCTTCTCAACATACTCTTCCCAAGTAATCCCATCTTCTTCAATCCAACGAAGTAAGTCAGAACCATCGGGTGCATATCCACATGATACTACTTGTAAATTACACATGGCTTACTTCCTTATTCCGTATAGTCTGAAGCAGAGCCGTCATGCCACCAATCCAGATATACCAAGATACCTGACTTGAAACTTACATCCAACTCATTCCTTTCCTCCAAACCTGCTGTTTCAAGATCGAGCTTCTCAATCTTGTCACAGTCCTCCCAATTCATTTCATCAACCAAATCCAACTCTTCTTTCTTACTCATAACTTACTCCTAACTAGTTAAAACACCAAGAGGGCGATGCCTCACGGCCCCCCTCAAAGGGCCGGGAGCGAAGCCCGACCTTATTTTCTTACTAGTAGCAGCAGCCGTGACACGCAGTGGCGCGGGTGATGCAAGGCCGCTTGCGGCCCCTTTCATTCTTTGCTCTTATGGCAAGGAGGAATACGAGTAGCAACAAACCTATCATTATCTAAGCCAGAAGGATCATCTAATGATCCCAAGAAGTCGTTCCAATTATCTTTATCAAGGCATTCATATCCAAGATAAACCAGCTTTCTACCCAACAGATACTCACCAGTGAGATCAGTGGTTAATATCCTGCACCCATGTTCAAACTCAAAATCAATAACACCTTCTGTCATGGGTCGCACAGTTCCAGTGTTATTAGTAACATTTATTATTGCGTGGTAAAGCATATTGAGCATCCATATTGTTAGTTTTGATAGGACCCCACTTGTTTCTAAACTTATTGTTTAGTCTTCAACGTTATGTGGAGTATAAAAAAGGAAGTTGGTAAGATAACTTACCAACCTCCTAATCGTTACTTACTTGCGTTCCCCGCTGTCGATTTCGGCACTACCACTCTTACGAGCATATGCAGTAGCACGAGCCTCGTTGTTGAGCTTGTTGGTTGCACGAAACTTCTTGATAGCCACAACCAACTCGTTCAACTCAGGAGCCAGTTCGTTGTCGTAATACATGAACTGCATGAGAGCGTTACGCAAGCACTCTTGAGCCAGCCAAAGCTGCATACCTGCGTTAAGGGATTTAACAGTCTTGTTGATGCTATCGAAGTCAACATTGTTAGTTTGATTGTTAGTAGAAGCCATTACTTTCTCCAATTACATTAAGGCCAGTACAACCTTCTGAGCTGCACCGTGCCAAAGGAAAATAGACCAGTGGTCGCGCTTGCGCGAGGGACCCTGCTGTCAAGGACTTTAGCCGCGCTTGCGCGGGAAGCTAGTCTGTGCTGACCAGAGACAAGAGCAGGAGCCAAAGAGCTAGACGACACGAGGAACGAGTGGGTCTAGTGGAGATAGGGGATCAGAGACAGAAGGCGAAGCACAGCATAGGGCAGACAGACTAGCGCACTCCTTGATAGTAGGGCTGTCCACTGGTAAACTTTTCCTTTCACGGAGCACCCGGACTACTGTCGAACTACCCAACAGGGGATACAACATAAGACATCGCAGGCGTAAGTTAGGCAGCTTGGTTAAGCGATCTACGACAAACCACTCTAGAAGCCGTTTAAACACTACATAGCCACTACACCCTTAACCTGATACGAACGCAGCTCCTAGGCCGTTGGCGGAGGCTTTAAACGGCATTGTTTGTTGTGGGGGAGATATGATGTTGGGGAGATGTAAGTTGTTGGGCTGATTGGTTGGGTTGTTACAACACTTTTATTTCATATAGTCTATGACTATGAAATTATCTTTCATCATAGCAAACACCCACAGCTTCAACGGTGGTTAGAGTACTCAACTCACACAGTGGGCGGGGTTGGTGTGTTGAGGTGGGTCAAGCAGGTCTAGTAGAGTTGGGGGTAGGGGGGGCAAAGTAATTGTTAATGTTGTAAATGAATATAAACAAGAATATAAGATTGAAAAGATCTATGGACAAAGGGAAGATATATATGATAGTGAAGGAAATCGAATGGATGTCACGATAG